TGCTGACTCCGCGCCCGATGTCGGCGCTCCGGTGTCGTGGGCGCAGGCTCAGACCCATCCGCCGTCGGTTCTGGGCGGTTCGGGTCAAAGCTCGCGGCATGGGACGCAATCGAGGCGTCTTCGGGTTCAGCGGCGGGCGTCTCGGTGGGAGACGGAACGGATTCGACAGCGTCCATAGGTGGTTGTCCTACGTGTGAGTTCCGAGTGGTGTGATGAACGACGGAGAAATGACGTGGCCGACGCTGGTCATAGACGGCGAGATCGAGATGTCATCACCAATAACAGCCGTAATCACGAACTGCTGAAGGTGAGCCGTCGATTGCTGCGTGATCGGGTTGACTGCATGAACGCCAGCGATAGTGAAGATGTCGCCAACCGCCAGCGATGTCGTGGCCTCTGCCGCCACCCAATCCGGCGTGATGAGCGTATTCGCTGAAGACGCCAGCGCGGACCCGAACGTGACCGCTGCCGCGCCGACACCCAGCGCCTTGATGAAGTCGCGGCGATTCATCGGCCCTTCTTCGGATGCAGAAATTTGCCGAGATTACCGCCGGGATGGCCTTTCTTCGGCTTCGCGGCGTCGTGCTTTGCCTGCATGGCTTTCCCTTTGGCGGTTTCCTTGTTGCCATGCATGGCGCCGATGTTGTTCAACGTGCCATAGACCGCCGAGGGGTTGCCGGGATACTCAGCCTTGAGCTTGTTTTCGAGAAATTTAGGCATCTGAACCCTCCAGACACTTCAACAGCGCGTGCTTTGAGACCACGCCGCATGTCTCACAACTATGCCCATCGAACAGGTCTTCGTCGCGCTTCAACTTGTCAGCGATGCACATCAGCAGAGACTTGATCCAGAGAATGTCGATGATCTCTTCTCCGAATCGGTTGGCCTCTGCACGCACGCCATCCGCAGTAACGCCGATGTCGTAATACTTGACATCATTCTCACGGTCAGCATCAGGCCATGGCACTAAACAGGCGCGCTGTTCGACTTCCTTGCGGCGTGAAACTGTCATTTCGCTCCTGCGACTTCATCCCGCTGCGCGTCGGTCATTGCCGCCAACACGGATTGCCATGAGACGCCGCTGCGATCCGCGAGGGCCTGCGCTTTGGCAATTCGCACCACCGTCACGCCTTTGGCGTTGAAGAGGCGCGAGATGATCTCATGGGCCGTCATTTGGCGTCCACTGCCTGTCGCGCTTCGGCCTCTTTCACGATCTGAAGGGCCGTCTCAAGCAGAAAGTTACCGCGTGCGATACTTGCGCGCCGTTCTAGTTCCTGCTGCAAAGTCATCAACTCCACGTAGTATTCAGAGCCGATTTCCTTGATCAAGCCTTCCAAGGCGCCACGGACCTGATCATCTGAACACTCCGCGAGTGGCGTGCCGTTGATATTCATACGCCCCAACCGTAGGCGGTCTGCGTGCGCTGTCGCTCACGTATCTCAAGGGCAAACCAGTCATCTGTGAGGATCTGGTTTCGACTCGGCATCACGCGGGCGATGATGTCTCGGCACGGCGGGCAGTCGCAGTCCACGCCATGCGTCGGGTATTGGTAGTCCACGGGGAGGGGATCGCGGCGATCTTGATGGCTCATGGTTCTGCTTCCTGCATGACACCACCGCAGTCAGGCACTGGACAACCGAGCGAGCCGTCTCCGTCGCAGTCAGGCTCACACTCAGCGATGGTTACAATGCAACCGCAGCGCGAACATCGCATCTGCACATCCAGAATGGATTGCAATTCGCTCATGGCGTCTCTGCCGCCTTCTTCACCGACAGCGCCTGTTGCTGGGCGATGAGCAGCGTAATCTCCTGCCAGTCCAAGCCTTCGATCAGCGCACGGGCTTGCTGTTCACCCAACCAGTCAGGACTGATGTGCTTCGGGGCAGACGCGCGGAGGTCCGCGACGAACTCTTCGACGGTCATGCCTGATCTCCGTTCGCGGGAGTCAATGCGGCCTGCTGCGCCATCTGCTGTGAGGCGATGTCGGCCCCCTGCTGGCCTTGCTCGAGTGCCTGCTGATGCGCCTGATCCGCCAAGTTCTGCTCATGCGAGTGCTGCATCGCCGTCAGCGCCACGTCGTGCGCGGTGTCATGCTGCTGCTGAAGGGCCGCATGGACTTGTCCAAGCTTCGCCATGTGCAGTTCCAGGAGGCCCGCCACGCGGTTCTCGACGGCATCCACGAAGGTTCGGGCGTCTTCGGCGTCGATTTTGCCTTGAGCGACATTCATCGTGGTCGAGGCTTGAATCAGCGCGATCTTCTCGCGACTCGCGATCTCCATCTGCTTCGACTGGAGATCGACTTGCCCCTGCATCTGCGCCTTGGCGAGGTCCGTCTTGTTCTTGTCGGCCAACTGCGTCAACTGCTGAATAGCCTGCTGCGCCTGCTGTAACTGCTGCTGGACTTCCGGTGGAATCTGCGGCTGACCTGAGATGGCCGCTTGGACCGGCGGCGCGAGAATCGCCCGATAGCGTTTCGCGATCTCCTCATGGTCCGGGGCGTCCATGTTCTTCCAGAGCAAGTCGCCAATCACCTGCATCTGCGAGGGATCAGCCCCGACAATCTGCCCCACGGTATCCACGAACTGCTGCCGGCGAGTGTCGGTGTTCTTCGCGATCTTCACCGCGACGTTGAACTCCGCATCCTTCGTCAGCCCGATGAACTGCGCACCGGGAGGAATCGGCTGTCCCGGTTGCCAACCCTGCACAGGGACCGGTCGAGCCTGCGCCTGCTGTCCACCGGGGGCTTGCCCGTTCGGTCCTGGCTGCTGTGGCGCTGGCGGAACCGTGAAGGGCTGACCGATGATCACGCTGGTCATCTTCCCACTGGGATTCATCATCCGTGCGAGGCGACCGGGACGGCCGTAGATGGGATACAGCAGATCGTTCACAACGCGCGCTTCATGGCGCATCGACCGGCGCAGGTTGTCGAGGTAGTTGCTCGTTCCCTGTTCGGCCTGCTGAATCAGTGCGTTGGCGAGCTTGCCGCTCTTGACGCTGGGATCGACATGGCCGAGGGCCGTCTCAGGGACTCTCGAGGTGCTGACAATCGCGTCATTGAACAACTGCAGGCCCATGCCCACATCGCCCACTTCCGCACTCGCTGACGGCGGCTTGAACGGCGGCGGCGCCGGACGACCATCGAGATCCACCTGGCGGTAATGCACGCGGGACAACGCACGGGTGTTCAGCGCGTCGTATTCCTCTTCAAAGCCTTCATCCTGGCCTTCCGCCATCATGATCGGCGGGATCGACGTGAGGCCGAAGCGTTCCACGAACTTGCTCACGCTGTAGTTGAACCCGCGGCAGGAGTCCTTCATCGACCGCACGATGCCTTCGCAGACGCGGTCCTTGCCGGTCGGCTGAAGTTCTTCCCCAACCACCTTGATGATAGGGATGTAATGCCCCGGCCACTCGGTCTCGTCGAGGACATCGTCGTCGCACCCGTCGATCTTGCACCACTTGATCTGGCGGTCGATGACTTCGCGCGTTTCCTTGATCTGATCGGCGGGGAAGCCCTCCGGAAGCTCGTCCTTCCACACCGCTTCGCCGCTCTCGAGGAGGCACAGAGACTTCGAGGTCAGTTCCTCGTAGTAGTAGTCCCCAACACGCACCATGCGCGTGCCTTCCTCGTCCTTTCCACTCTTGGCGGTCTGGAACCAGTCAGGCTGCTCGTCCCCGAGCGTGCGCCACTCGTTGTCCGAGATGTTGTCCGCGAGGCGGTTCTTCTTCCCGTTGCGCGTCCCATATTCCGCTTTGTATTGGTCGTAAGGGACATCCGCCCAGATGAAGCCCCAACGGGCATCAGACCCGTCTGGTTGCTCATGGGCGGGGTCCAGCATCGCGGCTGACTGGTTGTAGATGCGGTTGATGTAGACCTCTTGGTCCCAGGTCTTACCGGGAACATAGCGGGTGTTCACCAGCCAGTAGCCACGTCCACCCTGCACCGCTCTCGAGAACGCCCACGTCCGCGCATCGGCCGCTTCCGAGTCGCGCTGAATCCGCCGGATGATGCCTTCCCGCAGTTCGATCTCGCTGTGGTCGATCTCGCCAGTCATCCCGCCCCAGTCATCAGCGGGGACGAGTTCGACGCCCATCTCGGACTGGCGCTCCTGGTTCAGCACCTGTCGCACAGGTTCGCGGGTCTTGTTGATGGTCAGGGAGGGACGGGCGGGGACGATCTGGGATCCAGCGCCTGAGCCGATGCTCATGCCCTTCCGGCTGTCGAGGAGGTCTTTGTCCCACTGTTCGCCGTTGTAGAACCGGAGATCGTCCAGTTCCATCTTGCGCTGCTCAAGCTCCGCCTCTTGCCCCATCTTGAAGCGGGCACGGGCTTGCTTGAGGAGGTCTTTACGAGAGGCCATGAATGGAACCGGTGAACAACCAGCGGAAGCGCTGCCAGAGGGTGAGGGTGCCTAACACGCGAATCCAGCCCTGAATCCGGTCGGTATCGCGGCGTAGCCAGTCAATATCTTGACGGGTGATGCCGAGTTGCTCATCGACGGTGTGGAGGCGTGCGCCCTGCTCGACAATCGCGCCGATGGCGGTCTCGCCAACAGACCGGCGCAGTTGCCGACGTGTCGCTTTCGCAGCCGTGGCGCTCATCAGGGGTGCGGCTCAGTCTGCGCCATTCCATTGACGCTGTCAATATTTTGTTCCACGTGGAACAGCGGTTGGAGCCTTGGCTGTTCAGGCGAGTGGCCGCTCACTCTCCAGCCTTGGCGAGTCACAGAGCCGAGGCGGCGTGCCTCTGATCGGCGCCTCAGTATACGCCTGATCAGTAGGAACTCCAGTGAGCCGCAATGCGGGCAGCGCGTGAATGTCCACCGAATCGAGGCGAACTCATTGCCGCAGACGCGACACTGGTAGATCCTCACTGCATCCAACTATTCGGGCCAGTCGCGCGAGGCCCAGACGACCGCATCCGCGCCCTCTCCCGCGGCACTTGCTGACTCACCGCCAGGTAGCGGAAGGCGTCCGCCGCATGGCTCGACCAGTCATGAACCGGCGTGGCCTTGAACTCGTTCAGCCGGCTGTTGTAGTCCCGTCGGTAGTGCTGCAACGACTCGACACCTTTCGCGGTGCGCTTCTCATCGAACCAGCACCGCGGAAGGAGCATCCGGGCGGCATGGATGCCGTCCTCAATACTGACCTTCGGCACGATGTTGAACGTGATCCCGAGCGACTGGGCGACCTCGATACGGGACCGGCCTGAGCCGAGTTCCTTCACTTCGATGTCGAATGGCGCCCAATGCTTGCCGTAGGTGTAGCCTTTGTCTCGGAGGACTTGCGCGTAGTGCGGGAGTCCTTCTCCAGAGGCTTCGTAGAAGTCTACGACCCTCAGTTCCCCGCTACGTAGACTCTGCGTGAACCAGATGGCTGTCGAATCACCAACGCCCAGATCCCAGATGCTGTCCACGGGCAGAATCGGGTCCATGGGAACAGCGCAGATGCGGCCAGCCGCTCGAGCCGCTGCGAGTTCGCCCGCATAGATGGCCCCTTTGACCGCAGCCTCAAAGCTGCACTCGTATTCCTGGTCATACTCATCGGCCGTCATGTCCTTCCGCGCTGCGGCCAGCTCCTCTGCCGTCACATAGCCCGTCTCCGAGGCTTTGTATTGGGCATAGAACCACTCCGGGTCCGCTTTGGCCTGCTGCACTACATCGTAGAACTGGTTCTTCCCGGCCGGCGTGCCGAGGAACAGCGCCCACCCATGGCGGTCGGAGAGGGCAGGTCGTAGGACTTCCGAGAAGATGCGCGGCGGCATCAGGCCATACTCGTCCAACACCACCCCGTCGAAGTAAAGCCCGCGAAGGCTGTCCGGATTGTCTGAGCCGAAGAGGCGCACCTGTCCCCCGTTCGGATAGGTCACGGTCAGTTCCGAGACCCGCACCTCGACGCCTGGGATCGGCCGGCTGAAGTGAATGAGGTAGTCCCAGACGATGGCCTTGGCTTGGGCATAGGTCGGGGCGATGAAGGCGAATCGCGGGCGCTCCCGCTGGCACTCGAGCGTGGCGACCTGTAAGTGGTTGATGCCGCAGACCGTCTTCCCGAACCGGCGATGACAGACGACGGCCCCGAAGCGGTGCGCGTCCATGCCGCGGTGAATGCTGGCTTGGAGCGGACGCGGGGCATAGTCAAGGGTTATGACAGGCATGGCTCCAGACGATGGACGGGTGCCATTTTTGTTAAGGATTTCGCGCTACCACGGTTTCCTGATTTCGATGATGAGCGGACCGTTATTGGCCCCTGTGAGGCTGACGGACTCGATTGGCTTGCCTTCAGTGCGGTCCAGCACGTCTCGAGCGGCGCCTAACTGCACGGTGGGATACTCCTCGCGGTTCATCAGATTATGCATGGTCTGAATGGCGAGGGGCTGCAGGGCCATGAGGCGTTCTCGTGCGCTCGCTTGCACTTGCGGGGCTGAGCCGCCATGCATCCGGCAGACGGTCCCACCCATAATGGCGGGATTGTTACAGGGTTTCTGGCTGCGTTT